TCGTATTTGTCTAAAGGTTGTGTAAGTGATTGTACGATTCTTGCCATTATCTTCTTCCATCCGGTTGAATATCTAATCTGAAAGTCCCAAGCTTCCAGTGTTGTGTAATACTTGTATTATCTACTTTTAAAGCGATAGCACGTGCTCTGGCTCTTGTATCTATTTTTGTTGTATCCGAGTCTACACTAAAAGGTCCTAAAGAGGAACTCGCTTCGGTATCCGTTGGATAATTTTTTAAATTCAATGTAACTCTTGAAGCTCCTGTTTGACTTAAGAAATCAGGAATCACTCTTCTAATTTTCATCATGTATTCACCATCACCAGCCAAACCTCTTTGGTCTAAATCAAAATCACCAGACTGAATGCTTGCTGCAATCGCTGTTGTTGCTCCTGCTTTAATTTGATTGGTCCCTGTTTCATGTTCAAAGTATGTTGTGACACCATCGGTATTACCTACCGTTGCATCACTCGTTGCTGATGAATCATATTCAGTTCCGTGCGGCTTGCCAAAAATTGCAGAGTCCGCCCACGAGGATCTTGCTAAGGTGCTTGTTGTCCATACCGGTCTTTCTGGTGTTGAATCCATATAGTTATAAGTCACCGATCGATTGTTCGATGCTGCACCACTACCAGGATAGAACCAGGTCACTTCACCAAATAGATTATTCAGTCCTGCATAGATATGATTTTTAGGAACCGTATTAATATCGTCGTAAACATAGTCTTCAACAAGACATGCTAAAGATTCAATTCTACCGGTGTACCTGAAGAAACCATTTTCTGACATCCAGTAAGCTGATCCATCCACTTCTACTGCTGCATTCTTACCAATCAAACCACAATTCGTTGCAACTTGTTGAAAAGAAAAAGTAAAAGGAGCACCTACAAATCTCATAATGAATAAAGAGGTATCCGTCCAAATATAAATCGCATCACGGCCTCTAAGTGCTGCTACAATTCGTGTTCCGTCGGCCAGTCTTTGTGTGCCTGCGGTATTGGTTGCCGTTGGAGTATAAGTAGTAATCGCTTCTTGTGAAGACCACCGAATATACATATCATCTTGAGTTGATGTCGTTCCAATTGTCGTTTCCGTTCCAAAAAATACTAAGTGTCGGTCCGGTGTAGATACTAAAGTTTGTCTTGTTGCAGTGGGTGCATTTGAAATAGCAGTAGCTCGTGTTGATGTGGCACTGTCAGCATCTGAATCCCATTCAAAAGTCGAACCATCTGTAATCGTTGCAATTAATTTATTTCCATAATTATCTAATGTCCAGACACCAGGAGCTGTAATAATATCACCTGTTTGCGATGCACCCCATTTCGTATAGTCTGAAGCATCCTTAACGGTTGCTCCGTCCGAGTGTGCTGCTGCTGTGGTATTGTCTGATCCTCTTGTAAGTCCGCCTAAAGTTTCTGTACCTGAAGTATTGGATGTAAAAGCAATACGCTCGTCATCGATGACTACAGTACCTGAAGCAGGAAAAGAAGCTGAGTCATCTAAAACAATACTCGTTGATGCATCAGTTAAAGCACCATCAAGTGTCGATTCTCCAACTCCTAATTTAACACCACTCCAAAGTCCTAATCCCCAACCGGCTGCTGATTCTTCAACGGCAGGTCCTATGGAATAATAATGTCTTACTCTGATTCCTCCGGATGTGGTTGCTCCTGATCCGCTTTCCGCTGATCCCATTGTGATCGTAATCGTTGTAGCGGATGGTACGGTTGTGACCATGAAATTGTAATCGTCAAAACTACCAGAACTAAAATCAGAATCGGTGATAGCAGTAAAACTATCCAAAAGAATAATATCCCCTTTGCTAATTCCGTGAGAACTTGCAAACGTGATCGTGACAGATGTTGATCCATTGGTTGTTGTAAAAGCACTGGTTAATGTTGTTGTACTTTTGATAGGAGTTATATCATAAAAAGCTCCTCCAGAATAGACGTATAAAAATCTATTTGTGCCTAAAGCGGCATATTTTATTCCGCTGGCATTAACAAAATGGTGTAGCGCCGTGTTTCGTCCTGTGATAGTTTTATCTCCTAATTGAGACCAACCTCCTATTTTTTCAGGAGAGTTATAACGAAATCGTACATAGTCACCACTTACCCACTGACCTTCTCCACCAGTGGCTGTGACTTGTTTGTTAAATCCTGGTGCAAATTTTAGTTTCTGTAGCATAATTATCTCGCGTTACAAGGTACTCCTTTTGAATTGACGAAAGGTGCTTCGGCGAACGCCATATATATCATAGTACCTCCGTCAGTATTAGACGGACTTTCATCATCCCTAAGTTTAAAGCCATTCGAAACTATATCTGTCAGTCCGAATCCTGCTGTACCTTCTGGTTCAGTACCTAAATCCCAATATAAAACAGAAGCCTCTCCATTAAAACTATTACGTTTAGAATCAATAACTCTCCAACTTCCAGATGAATCATATCTTTTTATCATCACAAAAGCTGGTCTAAATCCTGTGTAAATAAATGTACCATCATCCGCCCCATTACCTACGTATCTTCCAAACTTACTGAAACCTTGTTTTTCTGCCCATAAATAAGCTATATAAGTTTCACCATCATCATTACTTTCACTAGCATCTCCCACAGTAAAAACAGATGAAGTAGGTTGAGTAGAATTATGTATGGCTCCGTGTTCTTGCTCTGAGTGATTTGTAGAAAGATACAATATTTTGCTGTCTGCACTAAGTTTATTATGCCATACTTGACCATTAGCTACTCTACTTCTTGATTTTAATATAAACATACCTGGCTTAGCAGAAAGTGAATGTGAAATAGTATGTGCTGATCCTGTTCCAGTATAACCAACTATATCAAACCCAGACGTAGCACTTTCTTTCCAGTTCCAAGATACATAGTTTTCTGAAGAAGTATTAACCTTAACATCGGCATCAACTTGAAAACCATCACTTGTAAAAGAATCTAACGTATCGTCATCATCAACTTCTATGGCAGATGTCGAACAATCTAAAGAATTAGTAGCACCTCTGACCGCATCGAAAATACAATACACATCTGAGGCATCTCTATTTTTTATCCAAACTAAATCTGGTTGCATATCGGTGTCACCACCTAAAGTGATTGCGTGATTAGCACTTCCATTTCCAGTATATAACTGAGTTTGATAATATGCTTCAGGATCGTCTATTGCTGTATAAGCCATTATCCATACTCCGCTAAATTTTTAGTACAAAGTGCATAAAATCCTGCTGGAACATCAAATTCGAAATTTCCATATCCGTCATCATCTGCGTTTGCTGATGATACCGTAAAACCTGAACAGCCGCCAAAATTACATGAAAACGTATTGGTTTGACCTGCACTCATAGCATGAATCCAAAGAGTAAACAGATTTCCACTTCCAGCCGCTGGATCACCGTCCCACGTTCCATCTTTACCAATCCACATTTTATTATTAGTTGGATCAACAGCAAAATGATAAAGACCAGCATCTTTAAAATTACTATCAGATGACCAAGTACCACCGACAATTTTTTGACCAGTCGTACCATAAGGATAATATCCGTAAACTGTAGCGTCATCATACGAATAACCATCTCCAGCACCTCCAATTGGATTTGTTCCTATTACTCCAAATGCTAAATTATCGTTATTTTCAATGTTTACTTCAAAATAAAATTTCATGTTTGTTGTTCCTATTGTTCCTAGAGTTCCACCATGACCGGCTGTACCCATATTCATATTACCTTGTGAAAAAGTACCAGGAGCACCTTGAGAAGACCAACCACCATCATTTAAATAAATAGGATTTAAAGTACAAAAATTATTCGTTGGTGTATCGGTTGCTTGATCTACTGCGGCTATATTTGTTTCTGTTAAATCTGTTCCGCCATTAGCATCGTTGCCCAGGTTACCTGAAGCTTCATAGTCACAATAAAAACCATTATTTCCAAAGGTTAATCCTGAAACATCTTTTGGCTTCCATATAGTAGGAGAGTCCGAATCGAACTCACCCAGATCCCCAATTGCAGCGGCAGTTCCATCAAGATAAACGGTTTCGGCTAAATAACCTTCCCAATGTAAAGCGATTGAAGCACTACCTACTTGACCTGCTCCAACAATTATATCATTTCCACTTGCTAAAGCGGCAATATTAGCGACAGATGACCACTGAGTATCAGTTGCCCACGAAGTAATTTGTGTTCCATTAAGATAAATTTTTAAACGATCCGCCTGTGTTCCATTGGTACCATCAATAATTGCAGCCACGTGGTACCAGGCAGAAGGATCACGTATTAAAGCATTTGATAATTGGTAAAATGGTGCTGAACCAGACACTTCACTATAAAGAGCTAATTGAGATTTAGTGCTATGAAGATAAAGCGTTAGCAGATCATTAGAGTCTTGGTCAAAACAAAATAATACTCGATTAGCTCCTGTGTTTACATTTCCTAACTTAAACCAAGTGGATAAAGTGAAAGTTTGTTGGCTAGATGGAGTGCCTAATTGCTTTACCATTTTTGCTGTATCCCCATCATCAAACATACAGGAATTGGCTATTGAAAATGTTGTGGGGGTAACTTTAGTTCCACCTAAAACCGTTATTGGCATTAAACCTCCAACGTTGGCAGCTCACCTAATGGTCTTGTGACTGAACCATCTTCCTGTCTTGTATAAGTATATAAAGTTTCTAAGGCTGCAGTATTTGACGCATTTGTAATTGCTGTTTCCATTTGGGCACACTTCGTTCGGACTGCTGCACGGTGATTCGTAATGGCCGAAGGTATCGCTGTATCGGCATCTGCTTTTCGAACAATGTACCAGTCTGTTTCTGCTAATATTCCAGCAGCTTGTTTTTTAACGTTTCTAATTTTAATTGTTTTTAATCCTTCAGCTGCAACTTCTCCTTCAGTACCTAATCCATTGCTTTCATCTTCTGCAGTAAATAAAGTATCAGCATGAGCTTTTGCCGTTGCATCTCCATACGAAGCGGTAACTTTACCACCTGCAAAAGCATAAGAAACATTTGTATTCGTGTACCACTCCTCGTCTTTTTTCTTAGAGTTGTCCCAAACAACTTCATAAATTCCAATGGCTTCTCTTTCATCTTTAGTCCATAAAGTGAAGATAGCTTTTGAATATTGATTACTTCCAAGGGTAATACCTCGCTTACCACTTAACATTTTTGTTATTGATCCGTCTTCTACTAATGCAAACATATTATGATAGCGTTAAAGCTAAATTCCTTCCTACTTCTAACCATTTACTCCCATTGTACCTAAACACAAATAAGTCACCCTTATCTGCGGTAGTTGTCAAAGTCGGGGCCGTGTCAGAGGCGAACTCGTAATCTCCGTTCCATGTCACAGTCCTGCTCCCTGTTCCATCTTGAATTACTAATAATGAAATAAATTCACCTGTAACTCCAGAAGATGCAGAACCTAAAGTTCTATTTCCACCAAGCGTTAATTTTGCAACTTGCTGTGTTAATGCATTCCATGAAACCGTTGCACCATCCGTTAATGTTGCCTCCGGTGCCACAGCTGCTGCTGTAAATTTTGCATAAGCACCATCATTAATTTCTAGAATAGATGTACCATCGTATTGATGGAATATAATATCTTTAGCGTTTACCAACGGTTTGATAACCACGTCGCTTGATGAATTTGCAAAACCTAAAAGATCTGTGCCTCCATCAGCAAATTTAATATCTGCACCATCGGCGTCTAAAGTAATATCCGCCGCTGCATCAATCGTTAAGTTATTTGCTGATATAGTTAAGTCTGTTCCGTCTCCTTCAATTTTTTCTGAATCTCCACCAAATATGATTCCAACATTGTTTGGAATATGTATGTCTGATGTTGCAGTTAAATTGATCTTAGCACCAGAAGTAACTGTTAAGTCTGTGCTATCCCCTTCAATTTTTTCACCGCTACCAAATGTAACTCCAACGTTTGCTGGAATAACTACATCAGTCGTTGCTGTAAGATTAAGAGCTCCCCCAGAAGTGACTGTTAGATCTGTACTGTCTCCTTCAATTTTTTCACCGCTACCAAATGTTATGCCGACGTTAGCTGGAATAACAACATCCGCTACTGC